ATACATATATAGCTCAAATATGGAACATTTTATTAAGAAAAAAATTAAAAGAACCATTAAATATACATGATGTATATAGAGCAATGATAGGAATCAAACAAATTAGAAACAGTCAAAATCCAAGAGTTGAAGATAACATGATTGATATTATTGGATATGCGGCATTAGCAATAGAGGCAAAAGATGGCAAGAATGTTAATTAAATATGTTTTGCAAGAAGAAAACAAAGTAGGTGTAGAAAAAACAAAAGAAGGCGGTCTGTATTTACCATTTTCTTTTGGACAATCACCTAATCAAATTAACGACAAAATAGGTGATACTTTGTTTGATATAATTAGTAAGAACAAAAATGAAGTCATACAAATGTACTTTGAAGCTTTTTTCGAGGGACAAAAAGTTTTAGATGGTCATTTTTATTCACAAGATAATTTAGGAGGTAGCATATGGACAAACCAAGTATCGGACACAATTCATTAGACAATCTTACTAAATTATTTAGTAGGTTTGGTTGGCACAAAAAGTTAAATGAAATAACAAAAGAAGAAATATTAGCTACAGTAGTAGTTATGCAATTTTCAAAGAGGGTAGAAGAAGATGAACAATTCACAAGGGAACAACTCAATAAATTACTCCTTGAATATGTCAAAGACTATGATGAGCAGTCAGTCAAAAAATAATAAGACATCATTTGAAGATATTATTGATAGTAAAATTGTTGAGAGCAATAAAAAAGAACCGAAAAGAGATTATATAGGTAGCTCTATCTTAGGAGATAAATGCTCCAGGAAGATACAGTATATGTTCAAATCAATTGAACCAGATCCTGGTAAAGAATTTGATGCCAGGACATATCGTATTTTTCAATTTGGGCATGAACTAGAAAACAGCATGGCTGGGTGGATTAGGAATGCAGGGTTTGATTTGCGTACAATGGATTCTAACGGCAATCAATTTGGTTTTGCTATTGCAGAGGAAAAAATAAAAGGACACATTGATGGTGTTATATGTGGTGGTCCACTTGATGTGGGTTACCCGATGCTTTGGGAATGCAAATCTGCAAATGAAAAAAAGTTTAGAGACTTTAAGTTTAAAGGCATAAAAGCTAATCCCACATACGAAGTACAAGTAGCATTGTATCAAGCTTATATGGAGCTAACAGATAATCCTTGTTTATTCACAGTTGTTAATAAAAACACGAGTGAAATATATTATGAGTTAGTCCCGTTCAATCAAGAGTTAGCACAGTATGCTAGTGATAAAGCAGTTGATATTTTAAGAGCAGTTGAACAAAATGTAATGTTGCCTAGAATTGCACACAACAAAGATATGTTTGAATGTAGATTTTGTCAGTTTACAGATACTTGTTGGAGCGAGGGGTGATGGCGACACAGAAGGTAGCAAAGTGCCGCCATCAGGGAGAATGGTAGTGAATATAGTGAAATTTGGCAATAAAAAACACTCTATGACAAGCAGAGAACTGGTTGATTTAATCAGTGAAAGAGTGCCAGCTCAAACGCAAATCGATATACTAAAAGACACTTATCCAAATGGCGTAGTAAGAGGTCATTTATTTACAATTGGATCTTTGGGTGGCGAGACTGGCAAGTCAATGAAAATAGATATTAATCCACGTTCTCCTTACTTTATGAAAGGTCAAGACTTCAACGGCTCCGATGGTGTTGGAGGGATTGTAAAGGTTATGATGGAGGGTAGAGGAATGAAACTTGCGGAGATCAAAGAATATTTTGATAATTACATTTCAGATAATAGAACATTACAAGAAGCTCCAGTATCAATAATTAATACAGAGTTAAAAGAGCAGATAAACATTAATACACCTTTTGACAGCGAACATAGATATTTGAATGGACATGGAGAAATACTTTGTCTTGTTCGCAGATACAACACAGTTGACCAGGAGGGTAATCCTGTTCTTGATGCACATGGTAAGCCTAAGAAAGAATTTAGACAGTTCACAGGTCAAAGCAACTATCCAAGAATGCCTGATGTCAGGCCCCTGTACAATATACCGAACATACTTGCATCAGATAAAATCATTTGGGTCGAGGGCGAGAAGTGTGCAGATGCACTCAATGAACTTGGTTATACTGCAACTTGCACTATGGGTGGTGCGGGTATGCTTTCAAGAAAGTCAGCAAACTTATTTGACTTTTCTCCATTACAAGATAAAGAACTAATCATATGGCCCGACAACGATACCGCTGGTAAAAAGGTTGCTGAACTTGTCCAGGACTTAGCTATGAATGCTAATGCTAAGTCAGTTACCATGCTCACACCTCCAAGAGGTAAACCAGAGAGATGGGATGTTGTTGATGCTATAGCCGAACATTTTGATATTAATCAGTTTCTAAACACGAATGTAAAAGAAATTAAAAAGAATATAAATCTACTTGATGACTCATTGCTTGTTAATAGATTTATAGGCCAGGCACCACAGCAGAAATTTTTAATTGGAGAAACACTACCCTTGGGTGTTCCCATAATATTTTCTGCTGCTGGTGATGCTGGTAAAGGTATGATGACTTTAGACCTGGCTATGAAGGTTTCAAGCGGTCAGTCAATGTCTAGTGCCTTTGGTGGTTTAATTAATGAATATGGCAATACAATAATATTTACTGCTGAAGATGACGAAGATGAAATGCACAGAAGGGTTGAAAGACTCGACTTTGAAAACAAAAGGTCTAGTTATCAACACGAACTGCGAATCGTCAGTTTGCCTAATGTTGGTGGTGTTTTCCCGATTATGCAAGAAACACATGATGGGTATAGAACCAGTGATGAATTTGATAAACTTTACGAACAAATTAAACAAATGAGTGATTTAAAGCTTATCGTGTTTGATCCTTTAGCATCTTTTGTTCACGCTGATGTAAATGCTGATCCAGCGGCGGGTGCAGCTCTAACTGGATTACTTGCAAAGATAGCAACAGAAACTGGTGCTTCAGTCATTATGTGTCATCACATGACTAAAATTAAAGAAGATCTAGTTGTCAGTACGCCAGAACAGGCAAGAAATATGATTAGAGGCACGTCAGCATTGGTTGATGGTGTCAGATGTGCTTTTGCACTATGGCAAGTTGATGAGGCTACAGGTCGTAGACGTTGCCAGGACTTAGGTATTGATTATCAAAGAAATAGGTGCTTTGATGGTGCTGTTGTAAAGTCTAATGGTCCAGCGAACAGAGCAATTAGACACTTTATTAGAGATGTCAATAGTGGATTATTGGTTGATAGAAGTGATGACATACAGAGACTGCATAGTGGCACAAATAGAGAAATCAAGAAAACAGCATTGTACAATTGGATTATCAATTGTGAGGAACAAGGTAGAGCTATGACACAGCAGTCAGGTGCAGATGCCTTAATGCAAAGAATGGCAAGTGATGCTGATGCACCAAAGGTATTAAACAACAGCACACAAAGAATATTAGATGGTTTAGTTAGAGAATTGATACAAGAGGGCATGATAGCTAAATACTCTTTTAGTGTCAGCGGTGGTCGTAAGTGGCTCGGTGCAACCGATGGTTCAATGAGCAGAGGAGAATATGAGGCTACAACAGCGAGAGATAATGTATAAGCTACCAGACAATAAAGCTGTTATTTCTTTTAGTGGAGGCCGAACAAGTGCCTTTATGCTAAAACAAATCATAGATCATAATGATGGATTGCCAGATCATGTAAAAGTTTGTTTTGCAAACACTGGTCGAGAGATGCCTGAAACGCTGCAGTTTGTGAATGATTGTTCGGTTAACTGGGGCGTGCAGGTCATCTGGTTAGAGTATGATTTAAACGAACAAAACAAGCATATATTTAAAATTGTAACTCATAATTCAGCTAGTCGTAACGGAGAACCTTTTGATAAACTTATTGATAAGCACAAAAGATTACCTAATCCGCTGCAAAGATTTTGTACAGGAACTTTAAAAAGAGATACGATAGCAAAGTACCTGCGAAGCCTGGGTTGGAAAAAATGGCATAACATTATGGGCATAAGGTCAGATGAAAAGCATAGAGCAAAAGAGGGATTCAGACATGGAAGTTACTCACATTATCCAATGGTTGAGGCAAATCACTCTATCTATGATGTAGAGAAGTTTTGGGAGCAACAGTCTTTTAAATTAAATTTACCAGTTGTCCAGGGTAAAACTATTAAAGGTAATTGTGATTTATGTTTTTTAAAATCAGAATCTCAAATAGCCTCAATGATAAGAGACCACCCCGAGCTAGCGAAGTGGTGGATAGATGCCGAGGAGAGAACTGGTAAGAATTTTGAAAGACGAAGACCATTAAAAACATTTGCAAACTTTGTAAATTCACAGCAAGATTGGATATTTAATAACGAAGCTTATTTGTGTCAAAAAGATGGCGGAGAATGTACGGGGTAGATTATGATTGGAAAGTATGAAAGATGTTCTTCTTGTCCTAGATTAATA